CTATATCAACAGGCCCTCCTCAATAATCGCAATGTTGGTCAAGATAAGAGGGCCGTTGGTGCAAGTAATAAAATGCTTGGTCAAATGGTTCGTGGTGAACGAGAACGTCTTGAGGGTCTTGACCAAACTGGTTATGAACTTGCTGATAGAAAATCTAAACTTGGTTTTGCAAAACAAATTAGAGCAAAGAAATATGCAATGGCTCTTGATAAAATGAAAATGCAAAAAAAGTCAGATAAACTAGCTTACATTCTTGGTGGTGCAAGTACGGTTGCATCTGGTTTTGGAGCATATAGTGGTTGGCGTGATCGTAATACTGCAAGTAATCGTCATAAAGAACTTATGTCAAAATATGATCGTGATTATAAATATAGACAATTTTATCATCCAGGTTATGGATATGACCCACGAGAAGCAGAAGAATAAAGGAGACCAACATGATAACAACTAATGCACAATGGGGTGCTGTACGTCCTTCAGGTTTTAGAAAGAAACCCAGGCATCTTGATGTAATGCGAAGTCAACATGGCATGGCAACACAACAAGTTATAGCTGGTAAGGCACGTCAACAACAAGACGAAGAAACAGCATTCGATAGGAAAATGGCACAAGAAGATCTTTCTATGCAACAAGCAAAATATAAACAAGACAAAAAAAATTATAGTCGACAAAAAAAACTTGGTGTCGCAAACACAGGTATAAATCTTTTAAATACTATAATGGGATTTTTTTCGTAGGAGTTATGTATGGGACTTTTAAATTTTTATAGAGAAGTTGATGATGACATATCAACAAGTGATGAAGAACAATTTGATATCAATCAACTCAATGAACAAGAACGTATGAAACTTGCAAGTCAAACAAGACAAGAAAGTTTACAACCATCACCGGTGGGTTTTCGTAATGTTGAAATGAATGAGGCACTTGCACAAGCAGCATCTCAACTTAGTCCTGGCGCAAGAGAAGAAAATGTTCAACGTCAAAATGTATTTCGTTTTCGTGGTACAAGTGCTGACGAATTTAAAGATACTACCGAAACATCAATTGCAGATACAATAGAAGAAGATCGTGCTGCTGCTGGTCCAGGAAGTCAAACAGAGGGTGGTGATGTTGATGCTGGCACATTTGGTGATAAACTCGGTGCTACTCTTGGTGGTGTGTCGATGTCTGATTTACAAAATTTACTTGGACCTGGTATATTAGCCGGTGGGCTTGGTAAACTTTTGGGGTTATCTGTTAGCCAAGCTGCAAAACTTGGTTTAACAACTACTATGGGTTTGCCTGCATTGAAGTTTGCCATAGGTCAACTTGGGAAGGGAATTTCTCGTGGGCACATGAAAACTTCCTTAGCAGAACATTATAGTGGACAAGGTATTGATCCATATGGTGATATTGCTATTGGTAGAGCTACAAGAGCACGACAAGCACGAGATTTGGGTTTAGATACTGTTGTTGGTGGTCCAGAATCACAAAATATAAGGGAAGATATGGGTGTTTTACAAACGGCTGAACAAAAACCATTTTTTAGTAAATTAAAAGATTTGGCATTCAGAGACGATCCAGGACTTCAAGATCAATTTGCTGCTGGTCAACAACAAGATATAGCCACAGCTCGTGGTATGTCAGTTGAAGAATCTCAACTTCTTGATAGACAATTAAGTGATGAACAAGCTGCCCCATCTGGTATGGAAAGTCCAGAATCATATAGTGAATTTAGTGGTTATGGATATGATGACGATGACGATTATGGTGGTGGTGGTATGGAAGGTGGTTACGGTACATCTGGTTTAGGTTAATAGGAGAAAATAATGGCAGATATAACGAGAGCATTTGAAAATTTAAACAGAAGTTTACGTTACATATCAGATTCTCGTCGACTTCGAGATCAAGCAACGCAACAACATCAAGAAAAGATGTTGCGTCTTGAAACTGAAATTAATGATCCACGTCGTAAACTATTACAGGATCAAGCACAAGAACAGTTGCGTCCTGTTAAAGTATCAAGTCCTATACCTATGTCAACATCAAATGCAAGTTCAAGATATAATCAAGAAACAACTGCAATGGCAAATAAAATATGGGGTGAACATGGTCTTAGTATTGATCCTGATAATCCACAACGTGTTATTGATATTGAAACTAGACAAGATGGTATGAAACCAAAACACATAATGAGTGGTCTCCAACAAGATATTGACACTCTTATGACTGTCCGTAAACTTGGGTATACACAAAAACAACATCTTTCAGAACTCAATCAACAAATAAGTAATCTTGATAAAAAAGTTGGTGGTAAAGCAAAAGATAAATTTTCGCAACATAATTATGGTAAACTTATAGACGAACGTAATATTCTCGAAAAAGATTTAGTTAATCCAACAAAACAACGCCAAAATTTAAATAGTAGAATGCAATTATTGAATAAAGCCATGGGTAAAGCTGTTCTTTCAAAAAATAATAGTCTTACCAAACTTATTGATGGTATGTTAAATAGAACACAAAAGACAATACAAAATCTTGGGAGTGCCGGCACAAAGGGAATGTCATTATATAAATATACCAGTCGAGATGGAAAACATAATGTTATAACAGGTTATACACCAAAAGGTCAAGAACCTCAAGCTATTAAAGTGGTTCATGGGATTCCGCATTTTCTTGGGACAACTCCAATTCCAAAGACTGGTGGTAGACTTGATAAAACAAAACCATCGGCAATGACTCCAACACAATGGGGAACACAAAACGATCGTTACACAAAATTAAAACTCTTCCTCAGTAAAGCAAAAGTCAATGACATACATGAAATGACTGAAATGGATATGATGGATGTTGGTGCTAAAGGTACTGAAGAAGCAAATATGTGGTTAAATATGCTAGCAACAAATACCAAAGATACCATAAAAATTTGGAACACATTAAAAGATCATATGGATAATAAGTTTGGGGAATATAAAGAATTTGTTGGGTACAAAGGAAGTGATAAGAAGAGATTAGTATCAGAACAATATAAAGAGGTAGATGATACTCTTCGTTTAGGTTTACCAAAATCAACAACCCATTAGGAGAATCAAATAGATGAGTCTTAAACAATTTGTGGTCGATTTTCCTGAATATGCACAATATACTGATAAAGATTTAACGGAAGCCCTCTATAAAAAATATGGCAGGGATGGGGAAAGTTATACCGATTATGCACGAAACATCAGTGCTGCTGGTGCTACAGACGATTCAATAACAACAAAAGACCTTACCACGGAAGATAAACAAGTAACTGCTGGTAAGGCTTTTATTGCTGCACGAAATACTCCAGAACAAAAATTCGCTGACAAACATGGAAACACTTATCGTGGGGATGTCGGCGAGCCAGGTCTTGCATATGCTGCAAATAGATCTCTCAAAGAAAACATCGTAGTAAATCAAGCACTTCAAAATCAAGCAGTAAAAATGAGTAAAATTGATAAAGTTTTTACTACTGATCCCGTATTAGATTATTTAACATTAGAGGGCGATCTTATTGAGGAACAATCAGATCGTCCAGGTAAGATACTTAAAACATATATTAAAAAAACTTTTAAAGATGTTTCTACTGGGATGCTTTTAATTGGTGAAAAATCTGCTGTTGGACGTATTATGATGAATCCATCCCACCTTATTGATTTAGATAAGGAATATAAAAAGGCAGAACAATTAAAGGGAGAAAAACTTACTTCTCAAGAGCGAGAAAATATATTAAATTCTTTTGCTCGTAAAAAAGATCCCACTTTTCTTAAAGCTTATGATGAAAGTTTTAAATATGTCCAGGAACAAATAAAACTTAATCCAGAATACTTGCAAACAGAAAGTTTTTGGGAGGATGTTATTGCAATGGCTCCCCAAGTTATGGGTCAATTATTAATAGCTGCTGCAACAGGAGGTTTTGGGGCCACAGTTTCAATAGGGACAATGATAACTGGTGCTAATTATAATGATTATATTGATAAAGGTGTTGCTCCTCGACGTGCTTTAAATCATGCCCTTGCTGTTGCTATGGTTTCAGCACCAATGGAAGCTTTTGGTATAACAAGATTTACAAAATTTTTCAAATTAAAAGCTCCAATATATAAAAAATTAAAAGGTCTTGGTGAAACACTATTAGCAGAATTTATTACTGAAACTGCACAAGCACATCCAGAATATTTGGGAGAATTATTTGCTACAAATCCTGATCGTAAGACTCTTGAATTATTAAACCAGTGGTTAAATAACGCCTGGGAAATAACAAAACAAGGTATGTATGAGGGTGCTGTTGCTATTGTATTACCTGGTAGTGGTGGTGTTTTAAGTATAGGTAATCAAATAGTTTCTCCAGAACGAAAGCCTGGTAATGTAAAAGAAAATATTAAAAATACTATTGATGAATCTGATCTTTCAGAGGAAAAGAAAGTTGCAGTTAAGAAGATGGTAGATGATGCAACCGAAGTTCTTGATCCTGTTGACGTTGATGAGATGACTGGTGCTGAAATTGAAAAGACAAAAGAAGCTATGGGGATTGTTGAGGAAAAGAAAACCCCAGAAGATCAAAGTCAAATAATAAAAGAACACGAGAAAGAAGTCAACAATATAAAAGCCGGTAAGAAACCTACGGAAGTATCCGATAAAGAGAAACTTGTTGATGCACAAACACGTTCCATTAAAGTAACTGACATAAAGAACATAACGGACCCAGCTACACTTGATAACATAATAGAAACATACACAAAACTTGACGAAATAACCCTAAAGAAAAACGACAGTGCACGTCTTAAAGCTGCCAAAGAAACTCGTGTAAATCTCATTGCACAAGAAATTGGATTTACAGAAAAGGAAATTAAAAGTGGATTTTCGAAAACCGAACAATCGCAAATACTTAAGGGTTATATTTTTGATAAGGGAATACTTGTTCCACCCACTAAAAAACTTGTTGACAAAGCTCTTGAATCTAAAACAACTTCTAAAGAATATAAAGCCGCGCTTCAAAGTCAATTAGAACAGTATCAAGGAGTAAGTCAAGCAGAATTAGATGAACAACCTATTGCACCTAGCGCAGTATCTTTAAAGTCTGCTAATGTTGTGGAACCAACTGGGCAACGTCCGATAAAGGATTCTCCGCATCTTGGTAAAGTTTTTACACGGAGAGATAGTTATGTAGAACAGAGTGGTAGGGCCGAAGAAGTTAAAGATGCATACCTTGGTTCAAATAATTCGCGTGTTATTGAACGTGAAGTTGGTTTGCAAATAATTGAAAGACTTGAAGAGAAGATATTTAATGGGGAGTTTGAGTATCAGTTTCTCATTGATAAACTAATCTCTTCTGGAAAGAAAGTTGAATTTTATGTTGGTGATCTTAATGACCAAACAACCCCAGATTCCGTTACTCGTGGACTAACAACATCGTGGGTATCGAATCAATATACTGGGCAGGTTGGTGAGATTCATGTTGGATTAAACCCCGATGCGTTAGCAAGGGATCTTAATCAAGAGTATGCGGAAGGCACTCTTGTTCATGAACTTATCCATGCTATCTATCGTGCTGAGCTTGGTTCTGCAAAAACAACTGAAATGAAAGGCTTTCTTAAAGATGTAGAAGATATTTGGTTTAGTATACCAAAAAAATATTTAGATCGTATGCATGGCTGGGCTACTGAATATGACATGAAGAACGTAATAGGTTCTCCGTATAAAGCACAATGGGAATCCTATACTGTTAAGCAACGTAACTTTCGTAAGGCTTGGTCAACAATAGTAAATGCTGCCAAGAAAACTGGAGACCCAAAGTACGGTAACAAGGAGGAACGTTCTGAATATTGGGAAGAGATTATGGCAAATGCGTTTAGTCGTGTTGAAATATCTCGTGTACTCGCCAGCATAAAGTCAATTAACCCAAGAACAAAAGCCCCAGAAAGTATTTGGCAACGGATTATTCGGGCGCTCTTTAAAAATATTCCATTGAAGGGTGTTAAAAGTCAAACAATACTTGATGATCTTCTTGCCGTTGAGAATAAATGGTTAACCCGTGTGTCCCAACAAGCACAAGAAATTGCTGGTGAGGAATTTAAAAAGGGTGAGTACCATAGTTATGAACTTGACATAAAGAAGTTCCATGGGTTTCCAAAGGGAGCCACATCTCTTCAGCCGGCTCTCATTGATAGTGAAAGTGGCAAGACGTGGGTAAGCCCTCTTGGGCACTGGGATATTAAAGGTGCTCCTATAGGATCGCTTGATGGGTTTGCAGCAGTAGATAAGAGTGGTAAGATTCTTGACTATTACACTCGGGAAGAAGCTGGTCGTATGGTTGACCCACACCGAAAGGTAATTGATCCGGATAGTGGAGCTTTGACTGGTGAAGATATACGTTATTCTAATTTTGAGACTGAACCAACGGTAGTTAAAGAAGCAAAGAAAAGACTCTCTGAGAAAGATAAGATGCTTCTTGATGCTCGTAGAAAAGGACGTGGCAATAAAACATTAACTCAACATTGGGCCGATGAACGTGCCGACAATCAAAAGGTAAGGGAAGCCTACGTAAAAAAACATGGTGTTGAAAGTAGATGGGATAAGCTTAATCCAACAGCTGGTCTCAGCACTATGCAACCCACTACTCTTGAAAATGAAGCATCAAAAGTTAGAGCCAAACTTAAAGAAGCGGTTGATAAAGGATTAACTAATTTTCAGGGACAGATAAGATATTATGAAACACGACTCCAAGCTATATCACTTCTTCAAGAAAAGGCGCTGCGTAACGACTTGGCAAAACAAAGAGCAGCGGAGGAAAAACTTACGAAAGATGCTGGAGCTACTGAAGCAAAGCAGACTAAATTCTTCAAAGCGGAATACAAACGATTAGTACATCTTGATGCACCACATAGTTCTGTACAGTTTGCAAAGAATAGTCTCATTGATCTCGTTGGGCCAAAGGAATTTTATGATTGGTCTGGTGAAGATGCTCCCCCAATATTAAAAACCGACCTTCAAAAACTTGGAACTCCAAGTGCCATAACAAAAGTCAAAGCGTTTACAGAAGAGGATTCTACAAAACGTGAGAAGACTATGGTACAAACCGGAGCCAAAACTGCGGGAGAGTCTCGTCGTGTACTTGCCAAACAAATGAAATATGTTCGCGAGAAATATATTATAACTGGTAAGGCAATGCCAAAGAAAGTAGTAGATCAAATAATACCATCAATAAAACAAGCCCGAGAAGTGTATGGTATTATTGATGATATTGAAGCAAAAGAATTGGTTACTGAACTTGCACAAGCAATAACAGGGCAAAATACCAGTTATGAGAACCTCACCATTACCAGAGAAAATACCGCAGCTAAAGTTCCAATACAACGTATCCTCGACAAAAATTGTCCACGTAAAGTTAAGTTCGAAACATACTGTGCTCCAAATGATGGCTATGTTCCCTCTGGATATATGTTTACAGTAATAGATCGTGATAGTTCTGCGTATGGTAGTTCGCTTGCTGTTGATAAACTAGATAAGAAAACGTTGGTTGCTAAAATAAAAGAAGCTGAAGATCTCCGGACTAAGATTCATAATTATGAGTTTGAAATTACTATGGATGGGGAGGGTGTAACTAAAGCACGTAGTAACTTCGGCCCAGATAGTCGTATTCTCATTGAGTTTGATCATCGTAAGATAGATCCGTATAGCGAAGATAATCAAACAACAATTAGTTTTCTCCTTGAAGAAAAGGGTATCACTCCGACATATGAGCGATATAGTTTTTATGACACAAAAATAAAAGATAAAGCCAAGAAAGGCATCCAAACAATACGTGCTATTCAACGAATGCTTTTTGATCTACTTAATAACCAATATAATGCTAAAGTTCCACGACAAATTGTCTTTACTGGTAGCACATATGATGAAAAGAAAAATAAAATCTACAAGGGATTTGCGCAAAGACTTGCAAAACATCTTGGTTGGAAACTAAAAATAAAAAGACCTATTGATGGTGACCCTAATTTTATTATTACTAATCCTATTAGTCAAAAAGTAGAGAATGAGTTATGGGATAGTTTTGAAAACAATAAACTTATCTCTGACGATATGCCAAACTACGATCCGCTTGTCAACTATGAAACTCAAAAACTTGATGACACTCCGTTCAAGTTTGGAGATGATAAGATGCATAAGGATTCTGTTAAAGGCGAGGCAGGGTTCATAGCTCCAAATTATTTCACACGATTTCTTAATCATATGCGTAACGATTTTAAAAAGAACTTTCGTGAATTTAAACATCTTGCAAGAAAAACATATAGCGATGTGCAATATAAATTGCGTAGTCTCAAAAAAAGTCAAAGCATATCAATGGCTAAAACAGCAAAGTTACTTGCAAAGAATCTTGATGGTCTCTCAAAAAACGAAATCAGTCTTCTAACAAAAGTAAGTTACATGATGGATTTCTATGAACAAGTCAAAATGAATCAAAAGTTACGCACAGCTGGTGAAAAAGTAGTTGTCAAGGAGTTTCCATATGGGTGGACAGAAAAACAAATACTTACTGAAACCCCACGAGTATGGGCAGCAGTGCAAGGTAACGCTAAAGTATTGCGGGCTTGGTATAATAGACTTGACATGTGGAGACAACTTCGTGTAGAATATATTTCTGCTATGAATGATGTTGGGTTTAGTGTTGAAAATAAAATTACAAGAGCGTTCTATTTTAGACATCAAATACTTGACATCCTAAAAGCTCAACAAGCACAATACAGTCAAACAGGTAGTGGTGGTAAGCTTGCTGTACCAACCAGACGATCCTCACTTCGAAAACGTAAGGGTGGTGCGTATGAGATGAACCTCAATTACATTCAAGCTGAGTTTGAAGTAATGTCACAAATGATGCACGACACTCAAATAGGGCGCACACTTAAAGCCATTATGGACAAGTATGGTTCTAAAACTGAAAAAAAGGGGTATTCCCCTTATAACCCACGTGAAGATTCTATATTCTATCTTGCTAACAGTATTCCAGGGAAGATGGCACAAGAAGCAATGGAAAAGGGACTCAAAGAACTTAATGTTCCAGTGTCAAAGATAAACAAAATAGTTGCATTAGGTGGCAAGTATGAGAGTTATTTTTTACCTGACAGTATAGCCGAGACTCTTAATGATGCTCTTGCTAGACCTAAACGTGGGCCATTCTTAAACGCTGTGCGACACACTATGCGTATGTGGAAGATGTGGCAACTTCTTCACCCATTCAGAGCTTTGAAATATAACTTTCGTAACCTCACAGGTGATGCTGAGGCTATGTTTGTTGGGGATCCAGCTACCTTTAAATATGTTTGGGGTGCAGCTAAGGATCTTAAAGAGTGGAAGAAGACAGGAGTTGCACCTAAACATCTTCAAGATTGGATTGATAGGGGTGGTACGGAAAGTACACTTCAAAGTCAAGAGATGGGTAAAATGCTTACCGACCCAATGTTTGTTAAGCACTACTCTGGTAAGAAAAAGATAACAGATCCAGCTACTTGGTATGGTAAGAAAGCTCGTGCTTGGACTGATACGCGTGAGAGTCTATTTCGTTATGCTGCATACAAACGGTATGTTACACTCCTTGAGAGTGGTGGTAAAATAAAGAACTATGCTGCTTCAATGCCCGAAGAAGTTAATCAAATTGTCGACGATAAGGACAAAGCCTTCCTTATGTCTAACGATCTTCTTGGGGCTTATGATCGTATTACAACTTTTGGTGAAAACTTTAGGACTTATCTTGCTCCTTTCTGGTCTTTCCAAGAGATTAATATGAAGCGTACTCTTCAGTTTGCACGAAATGCAGTTAAGAATGATGACCTCATGGCTACCATAGGGCGTAAACTTGGGGCAAAAGGTGTAATTATTCCAATTAAGCTTGGTAAATTTGCTTTTAAAATGGGGATGTTACATGTAGCTACACAAGCTTGGAACCAATTTGTTTGGCCTGATGAGGAAGATGCATTGCCCGATGAGATGCACAGACGTGTTCACATAATATATGGTAATCACAAAGATCAAATACTATACTTTCCAAGAATTGGTATACTTGGTGATCTTCTTGAATGGGCTGGTGTAGATACAGCACCAACGGATGCAATGGATATTCTGATTGGTAAGAAAACTTTTAAGGATGTTATTGCAAGTTATGATATGGGCAAGAAGAATATTGGCGATATTATGAATAAGATTGCCCAGAGTCTTGGGCCATATGTTAAGATGCCTGTTGAACTGGTTATGGGTGAGAAGGTGTTCCCTTCTATTTGGAACAGGCAACCCATTACAGATAGACTCAGATATGTTGCGGAGCAATTACAAGCCGATGTGGTTTATGACGCTATTACTGGTCGCCCAACTAAAGAAAGTCATTGGGTTGATGCTGCTATGAAACTAAGTCCAATATACAAAGGGGACAGAAAACGTTTCGGTTGGATTGCAATTCAACAAAAAGTACATGAGTATCTCAAGGAAGCAAAGCCTGGTACAAGTGGGTTTATTGTTACCGAGTCTGGTAATGCACTCTATAATATGGGTATGGCATATAGATATGGTGATGATAAGGCAATGCGAAAATACTTTAAAGAGTTCATGGTTATTAAACAAAGGGAACTTGGAGGTAGAATAAATTATAGTGAAGTAATTAGAAAACAATGGTTAAAACTTGATCCACTTGCTAAGTTTCCTAAAGGAAGCCGGCATCGTAGATTATTTTTAGCATCTCTAAACAAACGTGACCAATATGCTCTTGGTTTAGCATATCAATATTATGCTGAAATAAAATCTGGGGAACAATTTTATAAACGTCTTAGAAAAGTATCAAGGAAAAAATAATTATCATGGATCAAAAAAGTGAACGAGAGTTGTTCAAAACTCTTGGCAGAATAGAAACTAAAATTGAAAGTCTTTGTTTACAAGACCATGAACAAAAAAAAAATCTACATAATCTTGAAGAAGATATTAAAACAAAAGTTAATTGGAAATTATTAATACCAATTTTAGGTGCACTATTTGTACTTATTATGGGTGCATACGCATATACATTTGACAGTTCAAAGTGTATTAATGATCGTGTCAATATAATATCAAATATAGGGGAGGTGAAGTAAAATGTTGAAATTTAAAAATGCTATTGTTGTTTTAGTTGGGTTGTTGTTTTTACTTGGCGGGTGTGCTGGAATATCTTTGTTTCCTAATCAAGCACCATTTTGTACGCCTGATGAACAATTGACAAGTCTTGTATATAAATATACTGACCCAGCTACGGCTGATTTTGTGTTGTTACTTGGTACAGCTACATTTCTTGATAAACATCCAGAAGATGTAGACATACTTATTAAAGTTGTGGAAGAAGCAAAAAATGTTGTAGAAAATGGGACAACATATGATATATTTGCAAGTGTTATTGTTGACCTTCTTGGTCCACTTCAATATGTTGTTGTTAGTCCTTTACTTGGTAGTTTTAAAGGTGTGGAGATTCCTCTAACTGAGTGTGATGAAAAACTTATTCTTGGGCATCTTGATAAACAACTTAAATTAGCACAGATGGTTAAATAAATAGGAGGTAATATTATGGAATGGTTTCTTGCGTTAGCACTATTAGAAAAAATAGGTGTTGTTCTTGGTGCTCTTGACATAATTCTTGGTTCTGCGCCAGATAAGTTTACTGCTGGTTATCCTGGAATTTTGTTAAGTGTAGCACATAAACTACATCAATATGGCAAAGATGTAAAATAAACTTATGTTATTTTTACGAAAACCACGTTTCGTTTCGCCAAAAAGCTACAAGTTAGCAAGTAAGGCGAAACGTAAACAAGTTGTAAATGGGTGTGGCCCAAAAGGATACGATTGGTTTGTTCCTGATAACCTTTTGGGCATTGATATTACGGAATGTTGTAATATTCATGATTGGATGTACGAACATGGTACATCTGAATGGGAAAGAAATTGGGCAGATATGATGTTCTATATTAATATGCGTATTGCTGTTAATTTTCCAAAACATACTTGGAAACATCTTAAATCTTGTCGTTTTGAACTTGCAATATTCTATTACACTATGGTAAAAAAACATGGCGGTGATGCGTTTAATTCTTCGTAAATTCTTTAAATATTATTTTATTGTATTCTTTTTTAAACCACTTCCCTTACATATTTTATTTTTTAATTTGTTTCTCCAATTTTCCATGTCTTTGTATTTCCCTTTTTAAATACCAAATTGCTTTTTCTAAATCTTCCACATATAAATTTTTATTTTTTATTCCTGCTCTCATTATATATTTAATAGCATTTCCTATACAAAAGCCCATGTGTTCAGTTATTTGAATAACCTCTATTCCTGAAGGATGAGATGTGTAATGTGATGGATGTTTTATTACATCTTTTTTTTCGTGCATATTATTTTCCCCTTCCTTTCTTGAACTCCTCATTACAATTATTAGCTTCGTTGATTAATAAAAGTTTTTTATAATATTCCGGAAACCCATGTGTTGATTGTCGAAGAAGATCACTTCCAAAATGCTTCCAAAGGAAATCTCTTATTTCCTCTTCACACTCTTCTTTTATATCACGTTTGATTTCTGTAATAAGTTTTCCAATGTCAGAAGGTGAATCACATACTTCCCATTTCTCACGAAGGTGCTGTATAGCCTTGTCCCAACGTGCTTCTGTTTTGTAGCGTTCTTTAAAAGCTCCCCAACTGTTTGATGATCCTTTGTTTTTCCAAGTAGCACCGTGCTTCTCTTTAAATTTCTCACTAACAAACTTACCTTGAATAAAAGGAACAGGTACATCACCAATCAATGTTTCCCTATGCAAATTCTTAACCACAAATCCTTCTATCTTTGTACCACCAAGATTGCTATCTGTATCCAAAAGTTTATCATACCAACCTATCCAATCTAAAACTACCTCATCAACAACCACCCCCTTAAAAAGAAGTGGAACATAATCAACATCCAAACGTGTTGCTTCACCAACAATACCATTATGTGAATACCAACTATCCTTTTTTACATCATAAATTGCAAATAGTGCAATGTTGTTTAGTGGAACGTTATCATACTTGAGTGTGTTGTGTTTTGGTTTAGAAAGAGTTTCTCCGAAATATATAAAAGGTTTATCTAATGCGCCCTTAAGTTTTAAAACTTTACAATACTCCACTGCTGGTGCAAACAACTTGTCTGGCTTATCAATGTCAATTATAGCTCCCTTAGAACAACAAACAAGATTACCATCAACCAAACCAAATCTAAATTGGGAACCGTCAAGCTTCTCTGTTATTTCAACCTCATCTTCATAGATCTTTTTTGTATATCGTTCACCAAGTTGTTGAACTTTAGGGTATTTTTTTAACATCTTCTTCATCTCCTTCTGTTAAAGATTTATACATAAGCCTGTCAAGTTCTTCACCAATCCAACCACCAAGTCTTTGTTTAGCTTCATATCGTAGGTTATTATATACCGTACAGTCGTTGTGTAAATAATGATAATACCCCCACCATTTTTTAATGTCTTCGTTATTAAATCCTGGCCGAATTGGTTGTGGTAGAAACCTTGTCCACATTGATTTTTTGAGAGCTTCTTTCATTGTTTTGTCTGCCCAAATGTTAGTTGTTAATTTATCAATAAAAGTAAAAGTAGCCATTACAATTGTTTCCTTTTGATTCTCTCTATAATTTTATCAATAAAATCTTCCCCTTCAACTATTCTCATCACATCATCTCGTACTATTTTATATGCATGACCAGCTATACACCTATGATAATCGCTATCTCGTAATGAAGCATCCATACGACCAGTAATAAACGGTCTTGCTTTAGACCACAACAATTTAGATATTTTATCATCATCCCTACTCTCTAATGCTACATCCACCATTTTTTGTATTTCAGTTTTTGATAACCACATTATTCACATCCCCCTTTTATTGAACATGATACGTCTTCTTCAACTTGAGTTGTTGAAACTCTGTTGTTCTTTAAATATTTTTTCACTTCATCATAGGAAAGGCGGTTAAGTATTTGACCTTTCCGAGAACCATCACGATATACAGTCACTCCTTTAATGTCAAAAGCGTACTCAAGTAGAAGTGTATTAAGATTATCCTTCTTAAAATCCTTCGGGAGATTGATTGTTTTACTCACGCTACTATCCGTAAACTTTTGAAAGGCCACTTGCATATCAAGATGTTCTTCTGGTGTAATATCTTCAACATCAACAAGCCATTCATTATCAGTTTGTTCGTACAATGGATGCACATAAACACGTTCCCCAACCCTGTCAGATCGTCTATATGCCTTTGCAAACAATGGTTCTATACCAGGAGTTACATCGGCAAGGAGGCTGATCGTTCCTGTTGGTGCAAGAGCGTTGAGTGTGACGTTTCTAATTCCGTATTCACGTATTGCCATACGGATCTTTGGGGGTAACTTCCGTATAAAGCTCGCCTTACAATACTCCTCTGCGCTAAACGCTGGAAAAGCACCACGCTCTTTAGCAAGTTCGACAGAAGCAAGATAACTCTCGTTCCGAATGAACTTCATTAGACGTTCTACTTCTTCCACTGCTTTAGCGGAACCATAACGTATTTTCTTTTTAAAAAGGTAGTCAGCTACACCCATAACACCAAGCCCTATACGTCTACTACTATGTGCTTGCATACGTATTTTATCAATAGAGTACCTGTTGTTGTCAATAATGTTGTCAAGAAAACGTACACTAAGGTGTATGATTTCTTTTAGTTTTTCCCAATTAGTGTTACCGCCGGCACCTTGAAATTTAGGAAGCACAAGAGAACCAAGATTACAAACATCCCAAGCAGAAAGGCAGGTTTCTCCGCAGTTATGCACAAGAATACCATTAGCAAAATAACAATTTGTTCCTACAACTTGTCCATCAAATACAGGTTCATGATTAATAGTCATATCTACTTTTAATACTTTCCATACTTTACCAGAAGAACTATATTCTTGAATCTTTTTTCTTTTTTTAACACTTTTAGACACAAATTGTCCTTTCTCATTTGTTTTATTCCATTGTTTATGCCCATTATTTGAAACCATTGAGTGAATATAATGTGGTAATAATTGTAAATTCATAATAGAATTATTATGGGGATTACCATCTAAATGATGAACATCATTACTGTATAAATCTCCATAATAATAACCAGCTACAAACTTTTCTTCGTCAAAATAAATACTACCAGTACATCCAACTTTTAAATGTGTTTCATTACGTTTTTTACTCAACAAACCAATTAGTTTTTGATTTGGTTTTAAATCTTTTGCTTTTATCTCCCCATTTGGTGTAATAAATTTATGATCTTCTGTACATTTAAGGTAACCTCTTGTTGTATAAACAGTAATAGTTCGTGCTTTAGTTTTAGTTCTAAAAAATTTAGCTGGTCTTATAACAAGATCACCATTAGGATTTTTAGAATATACTTCTACCTGTTTATACTTAGTCAGCATTTTAATGGGAATACTCCCCATTGTAGTTTTAACAAAAGAATCTCCCGATATGCAAGGATTGGTTCCAAGAATAGGAGAATAATAATAGCTGTTGTTTTTAACAAAGTTTGACATATTAAGAAGGCCAGGTTCTCCATTCTTTACCATGTTTGTTATGATCTTGTTCCAAATTGTTCGTGCTTTAACTGTGCGATATACTTGTTGATTGAATTTTAAATCCCAAGTGGCGTTCTTGATTACCGCTTCAAGAAATTCGTTGGTAATGTTGACGCTGATATTGAAACAAGAAAGTAGTCCATCCTTTAACTTGGCATCCATAAAGTCAATAATATCTGGATGTGAAACATCAAGAGCCCCTAACGCAGCAGCCCTCCTCTGTCCCCCACTTTCTATTGTATTGGCTGCTGCATCAAGTGCCATCATAAAAGAAACTACCCCACTGGATGTTCCACCTTTTCCCATAATTGGTGCGCCCTTTGGGCGTAGTTGACTGAAGTTAATACCAACCCCACCACCATCACTCCAAAGTATGAGGGCGTTCTTAATGCAATCTCCAATACCTTCAATACTGTCGTTAATGGGAAGATGATAGCAGTTGTATAGTGATCCTCGTGGGCGTCGTGTGTTGCGTAGTATGCGTCCCCCAGGTATCATATACATATTATATATCATATTATGAAAGGTATCTCTATAATATTCGTAACGTGGTTTACCAGCTGCGTTACCTTCAGCAACACGTAGTGTTCCGCTTTTCCAGTCTTCACCTTCCATAAGGTATCGTTTATTTGCTATCTTTTGTGCGTTTTGACTTAACATATGATCCTTTGTTTACGAGTGTTATGGTACGTTCTGTTGTTTCAAATTCAACTGCAAGATAATTTAATATATGTTGAACAACATCATCTAATTCGTGCTTTCTAAAATCTGGTGCCATAGTATAGGGTTTATTTTTAACTGGTTCAAGTATACAATGGTCATAACTTTTATGGTCATCTATCCCTTGATGAACTGTTTCCCAAATTAACTTATCTAATTTCTTTTTTGAAATCCACATTTTTTTTCTCCTCAACAAATTCTTTTAAAATATTTACAACGGCATACTCAACTAATAACCGAAGTTCTTCACTTGACATATCAAGTTCAACAAGAGCACTACCATCATCGTTTTCAGTTAATTTAGCTACTTCCATTTTTCCCCCTTTAATATTGGTAATCGTTTATAGGGTTCCTCCCCTTTTAAAGCCACCTACCACAAGATCCCTGCGGAAACGAACAGGGCGCTCCCTATTTACGATTAGTTGGGTGAACTAATTAAACTTCAATACTTGGATAACCATGTGTGGAGCGGGTAGTCGGACTCGAACCGACAACACTCGGGTTGGAAACCCAATGCTCTACCAGTTAGAGCTACACCCGCAGTTTGGCAGTGGGAGTAGGACTTGAACCTACAACAACAAGATCCAAGGTCTTGTGTTCTACCATTGAACTATCCCACTAATTATTGTTAATAAGTTTCTCTAATTGTAAGATGAAACTCCTCAACACCTTCCATTATTTCCATAAATTGTTTGAATGTTTCTCCGGAATTTAGAATTGCACGACCACTTTTTATCACTCCAAATTTACGTGCAAGAAGAATACAACCTTCTGTATTTTCCGCAAAGTTACCAGCATGAAAAAGAATTTTATGGCGATCCGGAACATTCATTACTTGGAACGTATCTGGATACCTATCTGAAGAATACCGCAAACAATCATATTGTTGTGCTGGTATGGATGATTTTGACGTTTTGTTGAGTTCATCATGTGGTTCTAAACAAACTGAAAAAACTTTTTTATTTATTTTAATAATACCAAATGTACCATATATATAATTCTCTTCGAGTCGTATTAACTCAACTATCGGTTTAAATTCACTCATTTTATACTCCTATATATTTAGATAATTCATTTTTATAAGATAAAATAGCATCATTTAATAATTTAAATCTTTTATGAAAAACCCCCCGCCTCCTTTTTATCACACTTATCACAAAGTGTTTTTAACCAAAAACCACCACGAGTTTTACCCTCAGCACCACATATTTCACATGTGATGTATGACTTTCGTGCTGCCTCATCAATAAGAGCACGTACTTTTTCGTATGGTGTTTTATAGAACCTTTGCCTGAAATATATTATTTTCCGATATAAGGTGCCCCACTTGTGCTTAAACATAAAGTTACTTAAAGCACGTTCGATTATATTTCTTTTAGACATACAAGCGCCACCTTTTGTATGAATATAAAAACTAAGCCCGCCAAACTTTTCTTTGACTTGATCTGCAATAACTTCAAAATCATACTTATCCATTAATAATGTAAGACCATCGCAAAGTTCATCAATAAGTTCAAACCATCCACCATCATGTTCAAAACCCCAACACATGCATGTTTGGGTCATTGGTTTGTCGTGATCTCTAAAAATTACTGGGTATTTAGCATATAAAAACTGTGTTTTCTGTTCATTCATTTTTGCCTTCCTGTAGTTAGGGTTATACATAGGTACATAAAATAGTTTACCGTTTATTGGTATTTCTAATGGCATTATTGATTTTCCCTATGGGTATGGGCTATCATTACTTGATGATGTGCGTTTGAAAGCTTCCCTTTTAGTTCGTATCTCCTCTGTAATGTCATAGTATCTTCTTGAATCACATCTCGGGCAAACAGTTTCATTACCGTTCCACTTTACATTATTAAATTCGTTATTACAATCAACACAATAAAATATTTTACGTTTCATTTTAAATGGTTCCTTTTAGCATTTTTAAAAGTACAAGATTATTTATATCATCTTTTACAATAATATAATCATATTCATTATCTAACCAATATCCCATATTCGTAAAATTTCCAGCATTTCTTATGGGTATTTCTTTAGCGGGAATTGGTGACATAATATCATCTTTATCAAATTGAAGTTTTATTTTAGTTTCACCCATTATTACTGCTTTTGGATATTCCATTTTTAAATTCCTTATTTAAGGTTATTTTTTATATTTTTAACATCACGCCAATCAAACCATTTAAAACCGTTCTTTTCTGCCCACAATGAAGTTGTTTGGTTTTTCAAACACAAGCCACAAGATCATGTTAGGATTACAACGCTTCACAGAAAGTAATTTCTTTCGCGTGGCAGCGTCGAGCTTACCTTTATACTCAAGGTGTATTTTCTTTTGGGGTTGTGTAAAGTCAGCTGTATATTTTTGAGGTTTGTGTTGGTAGGAAACGGTTTTGACCTCATAGTCAAGCTTTATCTTGTGGATATTACACAGCGCCTTAAAGCGTACCTCACCTATGGAACGATAACCAAGTGTTTGTGCGTAAATACGAGCTATACTACGGTTCTTGTGGGCGAGCTTGTCGAACCTATCAATAAGACACGCTTCCCCGCAATCCTCTTGGTGTTTTAAATTACGTTTTTTTCTGAATTTTTTACCACAATTTTTACATATCATAACTGTTGTTTACCTCTGTTCTGGCCATTTTGGATATGGTGGTATTGTTTTATTTGCATTATAAAAAAGTTGTATTAGTTTTTGCCTGTTATTTTGATACCAAGTTGTTTGATCTTCATCATTCCCCGTTAGAATATAGTTGTCTTCACAAAGACATAACCATCTACAATGAAGATCTCCGACTGTTTTGACAAGACCTTGACATATAGCACATGTTCCAATTAGTAATCCATGTTTACATCTATTCATTATTATGGCATCCTATTCATAAATTGGTTACAAAAGGGTGCTATTTTACACCAAGATTTACAGCGTTTCCAAGGATTAGCACGACAAGATTCAATACGACTCTTTTTCCAGCGTGAAGCATCGTTTGTAATACAAGCGTCTTGGTACGATTTTGCTCCTGTAAGAGTGTCAAAGTTCTTTGTTGATCTCTTAGCTGTTGGTGTGCGATACAACTTAAAAACTTCCTTTTCAGCCCAACGCTCATCAAAAGTACATTCTGGTAACTTATCATCAGCTAAATCTTTGGAATCTTTCCATTTTTTGATACGATCTTTAATGTATACATCTTGTTCATTTCGAGTCCATTTGGTAATTGGAATTATTTGGATACGTTCTTGGGGATAATTCTTTTCCCATATTTTTCCTGGCGACCAATCTAAAAGAACCATCATAATTGATAAACTTTTTACGTTATACCCATCTTTCCAAAGCATGTAGTCATACATGTTAAGTTGCTTTTCAAAGTCAAGTTGTCCACCAAAAATGTACTTCCAAATTCTGGTAACTTTAATATCATATAGATGTTGAAGATCGCGAAGCGCATCAAACTTACCAGCAATACGTATTCCATCAACAAGCCCTATCATTTTACGCTCTATCAACCATTTACCAGTTACATTGGCCTCTGTTCGTAGGTATCGTTGTAGTCCACTATGAACAGACATGCCTATAATAGCAGGTAATTCGTTACTGAGGTCTTTACTTGGTACCTTTTTACCGTGTCTGCTTCTTAAATGTGCAATTCGCGGTGCTTCCATAAGCTCTGTAACACTAACATCAGAACCAATTCTGGTGTACATATTATTGTTATACCACTTAAGAATATCTGTAATTATTGGATCTTTTGCCTTAGTAGTTGTAATCATTATATATTAAGTCCTTAAGTTCTTCTTGGTTAAAAAATTTACGAGCTTTACGTAGGATTACCTTTTCTATACCACTTATGTTTTGTTGTGTTGTAAGAAGTATGGTTGCTGCCATGGTTTGTGTTAAACATGCTCCATCACATAACAGTCTGCTATTAAAAATGTACCGTTGTTTTGAGTGCAAGGTGTTCTTAAATGCTTTTACCTTATTTTCAAGAAGTTGTTTTTTCTCTTTGGTTAAAAGTATTTCTTCGGGATTGTCGTTATTGCTTGATAATATATTGGTGTGTAGGTCGATGTCGGTCATTCCATTACCAGATAATATGGGGCTAAGATCGTTAATATCGGCCTCTTTTACATTAAGATTAGAAGCAAGGATTTCATTTGTTATTGGAAGCCCCTTTGCTTCAAGTCTTTTTTGTTCCCGACTTAAATTGTCAAATATCTTTCGGTGTGCATCTGTCTTTGTAATTTTTACACCAATACTATTTTGTCGTATATAATCATATATTTTGTCTTTAATCCAATATGAAACATATGTTGAAAGTTTTACTCCTTTTGTTGTGTCAAACTTTCTGACACCAATCATCAAGCCTATATTTCCCTCTTGGATTAAGTCTAACAATTCAAACATAGGCCACGCCCTATGATATTGCCCAGCTATTGTTGTAACCAAACGTAAATTAGATATTACAACCATGTTTATTAGGGCTGTTTTAACGTCATCACTATCTTTTAATTCCAAGAGAATTTCTTCAGTTTCTTTTAAAAGCACAGCCCCATTTTTTATTTGTTTAGAGTAAGTTGTGAGTAGTTTATCTTTTGCCACTGTTAAAATTCTCCTTGATAGAATTATTATGCGTTTAAAACTCTTCCATTTATTATTATTTTATTGTGAACCTCAAAATCACCATCATCAAAAACGTCAACCATAGCAAACCCATGGTTCCAATCATTTACAGGTTGGTAACTTTCTACCAGTTGTCCGAGTGTGCCAACTGACCAAGCACCTTCGTGAGTACCATCCAGTTTCTTTACTAATGACCAATCTGATTTGTGGTGATGTCCAGCAATAACATTTACCTTACATTTCAAATAGAACAATCGCGCAAGATTAATAGCACCAAAACTTACTTTCTTTTCGTGTCCATGGAGAACATACAATTTACCGAGCTTATAAGGTTCTTGCCCTTTACACATTCTTGCAATATTACTGAAATATTGTATGTTACGAGCATCAAGATGGAGAATATTTTCTATTTTGTTGTTCCACATAAGATGTGGTGCTTTATCCCTTACGTGTCGGAATAACCTTAGTTCGTGGTTACCTTCAATATAATGTATTGGTATTTTTGGTAAACGATGCCTAAGATTTTTTAACATTTCTCGATCATATTTGATTTCGTCTTCAAAAGACATTCTTTGTGAGTCATTTTTCCAAAAACTAATACGATGAAAATCAACAAAATCTCCTCCTAAAATTAACTTATTAATCTTAGGTTTAACATTATTTAAATAGTTTAACGCAATTTCATAGGCATTTTTATCATGATATGGCGCATGTGGATCATATATCATTCCAACTCTTTCCATAGTTACTCCCCAATGTTAAAGTGTGGGCGAGTAATTTCTTACCCGCCCCAGTGTGTTAAATAGTTACTTCACCTACTATGTCCTCTTCTACCGATCCATCTTTAACGAGTGGTGCATCATCAGCTTCCGGAATATCGTTCTTGACTATTTCATCAGAAAACTGAAATGCGCCTTTCTTATTTGTGTAATCATCAATAAGATCAGCAATTCCAGCAGCATCCATAAGATAATCAACAGCATCACGTTTAGCTGTTTTTTGACCCATAATAGCAATTGCAATATCTATATTTTCCCTACGAATTGAAGCTTCAGAAGATGTTTCACTTACTATTGGTGCTACCACTGGTGGTGTTAGTGTAGCTTGTGGTGCGCCAACATTAGTGGCAACATTACCAATTTCAATATGCGTCGGGTTAAGGAAATTACCCTTTTGAGTCATTGTAATATCAAGAATATCTCCAGGTTTTGCTGCTGACGCAGCACTTGCCATATCCTTACTTGATGGAAAGAATTTGGTACTCCATTCCTGTCCAACAAGTGTTCCTTCAAGAGCATCTCCAACTATGCGGATCATAGGGTATGACTTCCCTGCTGCATTTGGTTTTGTGAAAATTTTCTCTAATCGTTTAAACGTTATTCTCATTTACGTTCTCCTTTTTCTTTTAGGTTAAAATTGATTTCGTTTGTCTCTACATATAATATAGGAGTAAAATGGTTAAAATACAAGGTTTTTGAGTTAACAACCTGTTTTATTTACGAATAAGCTTCATATTTCCGTATGTTTTTCCAGCTTCAATTTCTCCTGTTAAGGGTACATTCCAATCTATACCCCAATAATATTTGATGTAAAACGGAAGATTTTTGAATACTTTCATACAGATGTCTGCTAACGCACTAACCTCATTTTTTGGTGTATCGAAAACAAGACTATCATGCACAGTGAGTATTGGAATAGCTTTCATGTTGGCTTTTTTCATGGCTCTACAAATAATTATTGCTGCAAGTGGAAGAATATCGCCACCAGCCATGCCCTGTACTGGATAGTTTTTAATTTGTTTTTCGTTATACTTACCATTATATGGCATGATCTTAAATCTATACCGTCGTCCTGTGGGTGATGTTAATGTGCCATCTCCTTGAATAACGGTGTTTATGTTTTTATCTTGCCATAATTTAAGATTCCTATATTTACTGTAGAAATCAACTACAACTTGACGCCACTTTTTAATACCAAACTTTGGCATATTGGCATCCTTATGAAATCCCCATTCAGTTCCTCCATATATCATACGAAAGTTAAATGTTTTCGCATAGAAACGGTTTAATTTATTTAAAGTCAACCCCATCAATTTAGTACAAGCTGACCCATGCTGGTCAATTTTTTCTTTTATTTCACGAATCATTGTTGCATCTTGACTTAAAAATGCCGGCACTCTCCATTCAATTTGGCTGAGATCAGCATTAACAATAAAATCAAATCGTGGAATAATACACTGCTTAATTGGGCTTGTATTACCACGAGGAAGGTTTTGACTGTTAGGATCACTGCTGCTTAACCTTCCTGTAATAGTAACCGCTTGATTATAATTTGTGTGTAATTTCCCATCACGCCCAATCTTTTTTACGAGTCCAGTTCCTTTGTCTTCGTTAATAAAAGTTGTTATTACCTTATTTACAACCGATAATTTAAGAAGTAATTTAATAATTCTTTTTTGAATTAAAGTTTTTGTTTTTAAAAATGGAAGAACATTTTTTCCAGTTTTGTAATATTTTTTAGCATCTGTTGATTTTGATACTTCTGTTTTAGGTAGCGGAATTAAAGCAAGCCCTTTAATAGTATACCACACATCTTGCCATACACGTCGTATTATCTTTGTGTCTGGATGGTCTTGCCAGCGTAGTTTTATCTTTTTCCGCCCATCTTTGTATGTAAATATATAGGGTGTTTGGGTTTTTATGTTCTTTGTTTTTATAACAGAACATTTCTCTTTTCGTTTTATTTGTCCACCATAAATCAAAGCAGATAATTCATCCTTTGATGTTAAAGAAATATCAAGGTTTGGATGATATGGTTGAAGAAGTTTTAAGATTTTTTTCGAAAGTGTATTTTGATATTTTTTATATTTTGCTATTATTTTATGGGCTTTTGGCATATCCCAAAGAATACCGTTACACTCCATCAAAGAAAGAAGGTCAAGCCATTCCATTTGAAGATCAAAAACCTTAGTGAGTCCAGCTTTCTTTAAACGTATAATCTGTTTCTCTGCAATAACTCGTGCTTTCCAAGCATCGCCTTCACAATATGGCGTGAGTATTGAAAGTGGTATTTCAGCTGTGTCAAGACCACCATCCCACATTAGTTTTACCTTATCTATCTTTAGTGGTAATCCATATTTCAAGGATAGATCATCAAGCTTTAATCCCTTATTTGTTTGTTCTGTAAGAAGATACTCCCCAACCATTGTACAATGTAAAGAGGTTGTTAATTTAAGCCCCCTTAAAATGTTGAGATCAAACTTTAAGTTGTGAGCTGCTATAATGTCAAACTTATTTAATTCGACCTCAATTTCGTGGAGTTGTTTTTCATAGAGTGCTATACTTATATTGTTTTCGTCATGAAAAAAAGTCCAAGTACGAGTGGTATCATTTGGGTATGATATGCTTACAAGACTTAGGTAATGATCTACAAACCACGGAAAGTGGTTGGGTATTTTTGATGTTTCAGTGTCAAAACCCCCAATTATTTTCATATTATGTTATTCCTTTCTTCTTTAAAATATTTGCAGTACTTATGGGAGCCATTGGTTTGGTTGTGCTAACATAAACTGAATTTGGTGAGTCACTGGCGGTATAATAATGATTATTATCATAAGTGTAATTACCTCTGCCACCACCACTGTAACTCATAATCTTATCTAATTGTTCCTGAAGTACAGCCATTTGCTTTATTAACGAAAGAACCTCAAATTCAAGCTGCTCAATACGTTGCGCATCAATTTCTGTGGTACAAACTTGACTTGGTTCTGGTTCCCAATTTACACAACCTCCCTCATCATCAGTTTCCGTCATACACTTTTCATTTTTCATAGAATATCCATAATAAAACCATTTACAAAGTTCACAAGTTTGGTGTTCTTTTGTAATCCAAAGAGGTACATCGCGATTAAATTCTGCCATAATTACACCACCTGTTTAAATTGACACCTATCAGTGTCAAATCTACATTCATATTTAGGATTATCGTTTTTACCTTTAGTTTTTGTGATGTTAAAGTAACGCCAGTTAAGGTATTTAACGTCATCAAATGTACGTCCAACACTTATCGCCCAATCCAGCGTTCCTTGAATGGCACTCTTTGAACCATAAATGTCTTTAAGTGTTGGATATTGTTTATCAAAACAATCTTCACCACCTTGAGCCATACATATTAGAGTGCAATTATGACGTTTGGCAAGATCTCGGTAAAGACTAAAAAGTTCTTCAAGAGCGTTAACCCCCTCTTTTTTAGAGGAACTTATTTTCACGTTTGTTCCCTGATCTATAAACATAACACGTGGATTGTATTTGTCAAGTATTTTTTCAAGAATTGTTGTAGTGGTTACATGGTCTATGAAGTGGATCCTGTTGAATCCCTTTCTTTTTAAAATTGGTGTAACAAGAGCTTTATTTATTGCAATCTCGGTGTCATTCCAATTTGTCATACACTGTATAGTCCGGAGAGTAATACGTTTAATCGCTTCTTCATTACCACCATAAACGACAGGTCGATCTGAATTCTTAGCTTCAAGAATACTTGCAACACTACACAAGTTAGATACTCCATAACTTGTCTTTCCAGTCCCAACATATGCGTATATTAGCCCAAGTTGACCAACTCTCATACCACGAATCATATCATTTGGGCGTTTGTTGCAGAATGGTATACCCATGGTTGTTATCTCGTCTTTAATGAGCGAGTCAAGGTCAAGAGTATATTCCATCATATCTTTTGGTGGATTACGTATGATACTGTGAAACTTGTCAATATCATCTTGTATTGATGACAGAATACCACTCTTATTATTATCGAGTACAAGTGCAGCTTTATCAAGCACTTTTGACATTATGTGCTGTTCAACACAACTCTCAATAACGTCAAGAGTAAGACTGTTGTTTTGTATTGGTGTCTTGTAAATGTCTTGTATGTATGTTGTGTTGTTCTTAAGAAAGTTAAACTTATCTTCCTTTTCCAAGAACAAATTAAACTCTGGTTCTATTACCTTATCTATCTTTCGATATGTTTCGTAAAATAACTTAATAAAACCAAGTGTTATCTTCATACTACGATCAAGATTTTCAAGATTAATTATATATGGTGCATATTTCTCAAACGTAGTTCTGTCTGAAAGAAAAGCTCTTAATATTAGGTGTTCTTTTATCATAGTGTTGGCATCTCCTTATAAGGCACCGCCTTTGGATCCAGCTTTGTACGTATTGTTGTTGCACGTATTCCTTGGCTTTGACAGCGTTGGGACGCCTTAATACTTCTAATACGTGCGTCCCAATCTAACCAAATAATTACATTATTGTAACCTTTTAGAGTATTTATTAATTGATCTGTTATTGTACTATTAAGAAGTCCTACAATATCAATTTTATAATTATTATAACATTTAATAGCACTTAAAATATCTTCTACAATAATTATTTTATCTTTTTTAGTATTTTTTGATATTATTTTATAATATATTTTAGTAGTATTTATTATATTATTATTATATATATTATTATGTATTTTTGTATTTACTTCTGTATAATATTTCATAGGTTCTCTTTTAATAACGCCTTTCTTATAGAGATCCTTGTTCCTTTTATAGTATATATCCCTACCTTGCCAACCAGTCAATTTGTACCCAATATCGCCAGATATGAGCCTAATGGTGTCATAAATGGGCACTACGACCCTCTGTAATGATGGTGAATAACCTATATTATATGTATACATATCATCGTCACTAATTTCGTACTGGTATAACCAAGCGTATGCAGCAGCGGGAATGGACTTATTGTGTTCTACCATATGTAAGAAATCATTAGGCAATACCACATGAAAATGAACACCATCACCCTTATTCTTTCTGCCATCTCTTATCTCCTTTAATTTACGTTGCGCCATTGCTGGTGTGCTACCAAAATGAACCGCTCCTGTTGTACCACATCGATAACAATTATAAACACAACCATCAAAAGTACGGGTTATTGTAAACGCTGCTTTTTTTCCTTGACATTTCCAATGAGAACAGGACACCCTAAGTGTTTCTCTTTCTGAAAGGTCTTGCCAATTATGTATATCAAGTTCTGTTGGGTTTGATTGCATAAGAAAGTGTATTTTCCTGGTATTTAGTATAGTCATATTCATGATTTGTTTCAAAAACATCATGTAGGTTTGTGTTTGTTGTGTGCATTACGGAATTATTAAATTTAGTAGGATCATGGCTAATAATAAAATAGTTACATGGTCGTATGTAATCATGTAAGAGATCTGTTACATCTGGATCTGTAATATCTTCCCGATCAAAGTATACCTTATGTAAGACATGCCCGTTTCCGCTACTAATAAAGTTTGTGCCACATATGTAACAAAAATAAATATTTAAGTTATTAGTATGAAATATTAATGGTATACCACAATCAGCACAAAAAAATACTCTCGAATATTGTTGATTAATTCGTAAATGTGTATTTTTTATAAATATTGAACGTTGTGTTGTTAAAGTATCTTGAGCCCAATGATCATATTCTTTAAGTAGCATCATATGTGTTACTCTCCAGTATAGTCTTTATTTTTACGAAGATTACTTATAATTGACCTCGACTTACCAGTACTTTTGCTTCCGGTACTCCTGTTGACATTTCTTGGTATAACCTTACGTCTTGTAGTGTTATATTTGGAAAGTCCTCTATTAGTTCGTTTAATATAGCCTGTCTTATTTGTTGAGAATCTAAAAATACGTTGTACTGCAACTGAAGTTTCTTTCTCGCTGTTTTTGGCACGTTTCATACCCTCCTTAAAATTAAACCCCCAAAGCTCTTTAACAGCGTTTAGGCACGTTTTACACCAAGGATGAGTCCAAACATACCTTCCAGATAAGCGTTCCCTATTTCGCATATTAAAAGCATTAAGTGGTTGTTTTTTTTTACATCGGTTACACACTTTAAGCTGTATTGGTTTTTTCTTCTTCTTCTTCATCTATTAACCCTCGCTGTATTGTTGTTTCACATAGAGAATTATAATCATAAAATGAAACACATTTTTGATTTGTATATATATTACATGGTTGTTTACACTCACTATTTGGTTTATGTACTTGTTTGTGGTCGCATGTAAGATGACCACATTGACTTTGATCACACACACTCAACTTCTCATCAACGTCAATATCAGTGTCAAAGACACGATCAAGATAATCACTGGTAAACATCCCATCAGCACCTGTATCAAACTTGACATGATAACGAGCTTCACGCTTAGTACGCCATTTAGGATATATAAAATGTACGTACACTTCTGTAATATAACCATTAATTAATCTCTTTGGGCCAAAAAGACCTTCTGGGCTTATAGTTAATGGTTCTTGAAACGCCGTTGGACTTAAAAAATCATGAGTATATACCTGGTTATCACGTTTATATGTGTATCCTAAGTTTTCATAGTATAAATATTTTCTAATTGCATCCACAATATTAGGTATATACTTACCACCTATTGTTAAACAATTATTATTAATACTATATTTAAAATTATATAAACGAAAACCGACTTTTTTCATAACACCTGGAAATATATCATCTATATTTTCTTGTGTAAGATAAACTTTACCAGATCCTATACCAAGGTGTTTCCAATCATAAATATTACCAACATCTTGGCCGTATATATTTCTGATGTTCCATCTACGAGTACTTTTAGAACGCACACGAACGATATTATTGACTTTGAATGGTGTTGTAAATTTTTTAGCAACTACATCTTCGTAAATATTAATTGGTATTTTATAACTATAATTACGTATATATTTGTAATTATAACTATCATAATAATTCCCAACATTCTTATTAATATTACAATATCTACTCTCTGGTACCAAACCGGCGCTTGTTAATTTATTTATTACTTCTTCATTTGTTAATAAAGGTTTTCTTGTTGCCATCTTATCTCCTATTAGTGTTGTCAAGAACGATGTCAATACACGTTCCGAACGGAGGTTTGACCTTTTTATCTGCATCTGGTAATCGTGCCCAGAATGTACTGAACGGTGGTTCAACACCAAGTTTCCAAGTATTAAGGTACATATCTGTCAAGCATATTACAGTTTCAAACTCATATTTGTCTTGGTTTTCACGAAAATAATCAAAAGCTGGTCGCATATCGGTTCCGCCACTACCCTTAACATTAAGTTTTAACTTACCATTTTGTATATCTTCTTTTGTTAGAATTTCAACATTTTTAGTATACGCTTTAGTATCACAATATAACACAAAAAGCTTTATTGGATAATCTTCAAGGATAGATTTAAGCTCACTAACAAGAATACTCTTTTCTTTAGAACCCACACTACCAGATGTATCCATAATAAAACCTACGTTAACATACTCCTCTCCCCAAAGGGAAGGCATAATGACACCATGTTCAACTTGGTGCATAGTATAGCGTCTATTAGGGTACTGGAATGTGTAGTCTTGTTTGTTAATGCTTGTAAAGACCGTACGAAGAATATCTTGCCAAGGTGTTGTTGTTGTGTAAAGATCTTCTATAATGTCTTCAAGTCCGCCAGGCATTTTACCAGCACGTTTGGCGGTCATAGCAGCTTCTCTAACATTGTTCTCAAACTCTTTCTCAAACGCTGCAATTTCAGCATTAGTTGTTCCACCAAGATCAAAAGGAAGTATACCACCAATTCCCATATCTATTTCTTGGCTTTGATCTTTTGATGGGTCATATTTAGTTTTTATCTTATCATACACATATTCAGATGTTTTGTCAATAAACTTCGGATCACACTGAAGACCCTCTTTTAACTTCTTTGATGGTTTTATCTTTGTGTTGGTAAAAATATGATTGTTTATTATGTGATCCGTAGCGTAATTCCACTCTTTCAGTATATGTTGCATTTCCCCAACATGTGCGTCCATAAAAATATCTTTAACCCCACGATCTTTGTTTTTAACATACTCTTCAAATATTTTTTTAGCATCAACAGAACGTATTGGGCCACGAATGTTATGTTTAAAAAATATATGAGCTATTTCATGAAACAAAACAAAGATTACATCCTTTCTAATTAGAGTTTGGCTGATAAACTCTGGGTTATATACTAAACTTTTACCATCCGTAGCCATAGTAGGAATATCATAACATGGTGTTGTTGGTAATCTAAAAAGAAGTTGCGCAAAGAATGGTTCAAGTTTCATAAGAGCTGACTTTGCGTAACTTATCTTTTCTTCGGCATCAGTTTCCCATCGTTCAGACGCTTCTTGACGTTCTTGTGCTTTCTTAAGAAGATCTTTAAAGAGTTTCTTTGCCTTGCTTTTTACTGTTGCTACTGCTGCTACTGATTTTTGTTGTTTCGATAATTTCTTTGAAGGTGTAGTCGTCATTTGTTAATAATTCCCCCCTCATAATATTATAGTGTTCTATAAAATCAATGTAATCAACATAATAAGCCATTTTCATTTCAAGACTAAACTTAGCACCATACATTATATAAACATAGTTCATATGGTGATTTAAGCATCTACATGTATGGACTTTAAAATTAGCTCTATCTGTGCCTCCCATACCTTCAAAATGAATTACATTTAAAATTTCAAGTTGTCCCCCGCAAAAGTAACAGAGGGAGCCATTTTTCGGAGTATGTTCCACTTGTACTAACATAATATTATAATTCCTTATAATGAAAAATCTTCAAGTTCATTAAGGTCAATATCATCTGTAAGTAACATACTATCATCAATTGAAATGTCTTTTTCTTTCTTTTCAAGAACATCGGTTCCAAATTTAGCTTTCAGGGCTTCTTTTAATGTTGCTATTTGAAGGTTAGTATCTGCATCTTGATCAATATTCAGTGCTTCAATAATACTGAATAACTTAAGAGATTCCTTTTTATTATTATTATCGAGTAACGTAAAAAGCTCTTTAATAGAGTCTTTAATTGTCTTAGTGTATCTTTTAACGAACTCATCTTGCATTTTAACCAATTCATCGTTAGAAAGACCAAAGCGTATGTCATTCTGGTCTGTAAATTTAGATGTTTCAACAGTAAGTTCAAAAAGACTTTCAAGATCACCACTCTTATAGTAATCATTCTTGTCAAAGGCTTTTCCAAGATCCTTTTTTGCTTCGTCAATATATAATTTATAGTTATCTTTAAAAACTTGAACAGCTTCTTCAAACTCATCTTTAATTTTACTGAACGTAATGTTAAAATCTTCATAGGCAACCATTGGAAGTAACCGATACCCAAAATTATCCCATGGTCGTGTGTTATTAAACACCATAAGAACAGCATCACTTACAAGAGAACGTATACTTATGAGATGCTTTGGATTGATAAGACATTTTCTAATTTGAATAAGATATGTTTTATCAATTTTGTGTGTCTTACAAATAGTATTTACAAGTTTAATATCAAATGGCATGTTTGCTATTTGACGTCGTGTTATGTTTATAAGCATTGCTTTTTTAGTTATAGCTTTAAAAGCTTCATCACGTCTTATTAACATATCATCACTTGGTGCATTAACCACTTTGTTATTTTTATCATATAACTTGTTACTATTATTTTGTGTTGCCATTATTGTTTCCTCCTATTATTTGATACCAAATTTAATTGCCCATTCAGTAAATGCTTTTGTTTGTACACATTCTGGTTTTAGTTCTTTAAGCTGTGTTGTAAACCATTGCTGAAATTCTGGTTTAAAACGACCAATATATATTAAAAATGATTTGATTATTTTTATGTTGACTTGGTCAAGCATAGCTTCAATAATTGCGTACTGTGCAGACACTTGGTCATTTTCTGGTACTATACAGGTTTTGGGGTGCTCAACAATAGCTTTCATTTTGGGAAGATTACGAACAACTTTTATGAAAGTTTCAAACTCAACTGACCATGCTCCACCAACTGCACCCGCAATAACAATTGGTCTTACATCCTCATCATGACCATCCCAAACAATGTCGCTTACATGTTCAACAGTACGTGGATTAGGACTATTTGTCATATCGTTTGACGCTTGGAAGTCATAAAGAGCCTTGCTACCTCGCCAACGAATGAACGCACGTACATATGGGTGAATGTGAGCTTCTTTTGTTCTTGCCCAAGGTAACCATTTCTCATGGTCAACAACAAGTTCAAGTATTGTGTGAAACCTACTTTTAAGAGGTTCAAGAATACCACTGACACCTGCCTTATCTTCTTTTCTGTTTGACGCACTAACAAAGGTTATGTTATCACTGACAATCTTATCATCAAGTTTACGTGCTAACACAAGCTGCATCCAAGCAGCCTGAACCATAGGTGGTGCTTGACCAAGATCATCAGCAAACGCAACAGTTGGTGTATCTGCAGTCAACAGACGTTTTAAGTTATCAAAAGGTATAAACTGGGCAAGGTATGTCATTTCGGAACCTTTGTCTTCATTCTTTATAATAGCCGGCATACCTTTAAAGTCCGTTGGATCACTAATAACAGGGTGAAATACAATAAGATTCATCTCAGCTTTAGCCGCAGATTGTTCAATAATACATGTTTTCCCAACACCAGGAGCACCAACCAACATAAAGTTACGCCTGTTCTTAAGCATCTTGATTGCTATTTTTTCCGCCTGCTCGCTATTGACTTGTATCATTTCGTTGTTCTGTGTCGCCATGTTATTTCCTTTCTCCTTTTAAAAAGTAAAGTTAAACCCAAATGTAATTATATCATAATTCAAACCTTGGTCATCTCTCCATGGAGCTGACAGATGACGTAAAACATAAGCTAATTCAAGGTTTTTCCAACGTATACCTACGCTGCCACTAAGATCGGCTAATATGTGCGAATTAGCTAACCACTTATTTCTTTTATCTGTTTCTGTAAATTTACCACCAATACCAAAGGACGTAAAGAAAATCCCGCGAGTTATAGTGTGTACATACTGGAGACCTATTGAAGAGGTGGAGAAACTCTTTAACCCCTTTATATTATAGGTATGTTTACTTATTGAAAACAACAATGGAAAATCATCTTTAAGTTGTGTTATCAAAGTTTTTATGGAATAACTTTCCCCAACATTCGGGTGCTTTACAAAATCTATTGAAGTAGATTTACCATATGAAACACTTATATCAGCTGCAGGTGCTGTATTCTCAAGAACAAAAGACAATAAACAAACTATAAGCCCAACTAAAAACCAAAACCAAAAAGTTTTTTTACAATACATTTCTTCCTTTTTGTGTTATAAACTACTTTTTAATTTTTTCTAAAAACCCTGTTTTCTTCTTCTTATCAATGTCAATTAACTTTGCCATACCAAATAACATAGATAATGGTAAACTTCCACGTGATTTATAATTAGAACACTCTTTTATAGAATGTCTTCCAAGACTACTTTCAAACATTTCACATCTTGAAACTACAATTTGATGTAAATCATTAATAGCATATTCATGATATGCACACGACGCACAAAGTCCCAATATGGCTTTCATATCTGGGCTAAAACCTTTTACTGTATCACTTGATTCCCCTCGACGTATGCGACGTTGGTATTGTTTTGCTTTTATGTACTCTGGGTTATCGAAAATATTACCATTATTCATAAGATCCCCATCGTCATCATAATTACTCATAATCTCTTACCCCCACTCCTATTGGGAAGATCGGAACTCCATCTTCACTTAGTTCTTGGTAGCGTACCGTTAACTTTAAATTTTTAATTAGTGGAGGATTATTCCACCAATACTCCCTTTGTTCAAGACTTCCTTGTGGTACTACATCAAAATGAAGACCATCTTTAGTATAACACTTAAATTTAACACATTTACGTTGTATAATATTACCATTATCATCTGTATCTTGTCGCATATCATATTTTAATGATGTAATATAAAACTCTTCATCAATAAACTCTTTATATTTAAGAAGTTCTTTGACTCGATGTTTGAACTGATAAAGACCTTCTGGATCGCGAAGAATAAGACCTTCATAACCATCTGATACCCAACCGTCATGAAATGGTTTTATTTGACTCTTATAATTAATTAATATAGTTTCAACTTGATGTACATATTTATTTTTATTAACTAAGTGCATAAATTTAATTCGTTTGTTAAATTCAGTATGTAAATGTGGGAAATCAAAAACATGGAATTGAAGCTTTCGAGTGTCGGCTCTTTTCTTTTTGATGGCCCGAATTATCTTTTGAAAAGACCAACCATGAACATAAATTTCTCCGTCCCAAATTTCAGTATTATTCATAACGAGGCGAAGTTGATTTGTAAGTTTAGAACAAACTTTCCCATAATCTTTACCAAGTCGAGAAGTAATATATACTACTCCCTCCTCTTTTCTTGCAATACAACGTACACCATTCAATTTAGGTTGAACAAAAATAGGAAGTATAATCTCAGTTTCTTTTACTTCCCCTTTGACTACCCTTGGATGATTTTTTGAGTAATAGGTTTTTGCTAACATTGGGTTATAGTTAGGCTTTTTGCCAACTTGACTCATTTGACTAACATACCCCTTATCTTGTTTCTTCTTCCATTTAGATTCGGCATCCTTGATTGCTTGAGTGTAGGGAGTAGTACTATTTACTTTCCCAATATTTTTTCCTTTATCTACAACTCGAGTTCTAACTGTTTTCTTACCGTCAACATAACCACTTATTATTTTAATTTCGGCACTATTTCCCATTTCAAAAACAGATATTTGCCATTCTTTGACTTTCCCAGTGGATGATTTATCATACAGTAGTTTCCAAGTTTTCATAATTAACCACTCCTTGTCGTATCATATATTGCATACGTAAATTTAATGCACCTTCTAAATCATAAATCTTACAGGTCAATTCTCTGATTATGTCTATGTGTGCACATTTGCAATCGTCTGCATGGTCACGAAATTCATTACATAATGCCTTTTCATCTGGGCATTTTTCACAGTTGTGTGCATCATTTGGTATAGCACAAATATTATCATCAACAATCCATTTACCACAAATTGGACAACATGTAATAAATGCCGGTTTTGTTTTAGTGCTCATATATTACCACATTATGTTTAATAATATGACGTTTTACCACAATAAAATGTTTTGCGCCAATTATAATCCGCATTTGAACAGTTTTATTGTTTTTTTTAACGATTTCGCCAAGCCTACGTATATTTGAAATTGTACAAAATGCTTTCATAATATATAATCCCCTCTATAAATAAATTGTTGGAATAATAATACTTAAAATACAAAGTATTATTGCTATTATTAACCCTAATTCCATTTTATTGCAATTTCTTATCCAACAAACAAATTTAACAAACCAACGTGGTATTATAATTTCCATAATATAATCTCCTATATATTTATTTTAATAACTCTCGTTCCATCGGGTGTGTCAATAACATACCAAAGAAGACCCTTTCTCTCAAAGATCATGGTTACCTTTCCACTAACGATTGCGCCTTGATGATCCTCACCTGTTAAATATGAGCCCACTTTTACAATATCATCAATCTTACAATCATCACGATATTTCATATTGACTCCAATTACCATAATGTTTAACTCCTCTTATATACGTTTTAAGCATATTACTTTTAAAAAGACATACTCTGACACCAATTTCAAAAAATAATTGAAATTTGGGCTATCTTGAGTCGAATGACGCTATATATTGAGCATACTATGAGGCGTTTAAAAGCTCCTCAATATGTTTAAGAGCATCTTCATGGTCAGTTGCCATAAATAGACCCACAACACGATTAACAAAAGGTGATTCAAAAGCTTCTTCAATATCTCGTTCACCAAAGAAACGTTTTGCGTGATATGTTCCGTTAGCGTGTTTATATCCCCATCAACTACAACTACCTTTTGCTTTGTTTATATCTATTCCGCAATGAGGACAGAAAAATGAATTTCCAGAATTAGGAATTTGGCTAACTAATTCACCAGCCCAAGCACTATAAACAATAAATATAAAATTACATTTTGGGCAAGTAATGCTATTTACGTTAATCGGTAAATTCACTTTTTGTTTTTTTGTTTTCATTATTTACTCCTATAATAAAGTATTTATAAAACAATTACTATTACTTGGGCTACTTTTACTTGGTATTTGTGTGTTATTTAAAGTAGTTACACTAACTAAAATTGATCTATTACTTGGATTTTCTATTATATAATATGACGCTATTTCATACTCGTAAGTTGTTAATGGAGTTAATCCTGTGTCATTATAAACGGCATGTTCTGTATTATTAATAATAATATTATCTCTATAAACAATATACCCATTTGCATCATTAATTATATCCCATTCAAGATGAGTTTCAGATGAAGATATAACATCAATTACTAAACCTGTTGGCACATTTGGTGGCGACGGTGCTTCAACATCTAATATTCCATTGACAATGTTTGAAGTTAGTGTGTCTATTATAGTTGTTTCAGCATATATGTTTACATTTCCGTTATTTATACTTGTAAAATCACAATTTGCTGACCATACACCATCTATATTTGTTGTAGTTGTTCCTACTAACACACCATCTGAGTATATTTCAACAATATATCCAGCAGCACCACGACCAGATACAGGAAAAGATGTATAATTAGTAGAATTAATATAAAAATCATTTTGTGGAAAAGATATATAAAATGTATTTACTTCATTTGAATACCCGCTTTCGTTTCCCGCATCATCATATGCTGTAAGAACAAGAAAATATATATGTGTTGCATCTAATTCTGTTATTGTATATTCAGGATTATTTATATCAACTAAATCCACCAATGGAATATCAACAGGGGAAGCTCCTTCTATGGCTCCCACGCCATCATAAGGTTCCCCAGATAAATCAGCTCTGTAATATAATTTATATCCAGCAAGATCTGTTTCTGTATTTGCATCCCATCGTAATGTTATATTAGATCCATTTGCAAACGTAGCAAATAGAACAAATAACAAAAATAAAAACAATATTAAATAAAATATTTTAGATTTCATTTTTTATTTTTCCTTATAAATACATTAATATTTTTGTGGTTTTGTGTATTGTATTGGTTTTTCCATAAGGCTCGTTATCGGGAACCTTCCAACCCAAAGTTTATTAATAACCCAAGGGTTTTCATCTTGACGATGTTCAGCACTCGGATTGAGTCCACGACGTCCCTTTGTAATACGGTACGATCTATATTCATTATCAAACGTTGTTGGGCGTATGTGATCAAGAGGTTTAACATTCTCGACTGAAAGATCGAGCACGTTGTATGCTCGTTTCCGTGGGCGCTGTGCTTTAGGATCACTCTTTAACTTTCGTAACCACTTTTCAAGACGCCTCTCCTGTTTTAATATCATGTGCGCTGGTCGGGGTCTTCGAGGATGTTTTCTGTTACCGCCACTTTTCTGTTGATTTGGCATAATAATCTCTCTCCCTTTCTATGTTATCATGTTAATAGTTATGTTACCAACTCCACCCTTTTCCATAATCTCGGTATCACTCTCAACATATGTACCAAGAGCGATCTTATTTCCGTTATTGGTTATCTTTAAAAGCCCACGTCTACCAAGAGCGTTAATTGTGCTTTCAAGATATAACGCCCGTAATGATGACCATGACATATTTTGTGATTCCGGATATATTTCAAAATAACGTTTAACAGTATTATAACAATCTGCTTGTTTGCTTGACACCGTTACAACGTGAGTGTGTTTTCCGTTATTATGTATGATTTGGGCACGCTGTTGACGTTCCTTTTTAAGAGCGTTCTTAACAGCAGCTCGAACATCAACACGTTCATGAGCCAAACGTAGTTCGTTATCATAGACGTTTCCACCATTCTCCTCTATCGAAACGGAGGGAATATCTTCTATATCACGATGAATTGACTTTCTCATAACATATTATCTCCTATTCTTTATTGTCATTAGTTTTTCTGTAATTGCTTAAAATATCAATTATTTGATTTTTTTCAATTCTTGACAAACCCTCGTCGCTACAATAAAATCCCATAACATTTATAATTCTACTAATAAATACATTTGTGTGTACTAAAGGAATAAACAATTTATATATAGTATATAATATTCCATATACAACAGCACCTGTTATTAAATAGCTAACTAAATACTTAATTAACATCCAAATAATAAAGGCATTTGTTGCATTATCTCCCAATCCTTGTAATGTTTCCATAATGAGTTTTAATTCTTCCATAATTATTTCCTTTCCTCGTCAAAGTAAACAACATTATCATAACCAGGGGTTGTTGCATCACACGTTCCGTCAGACTTACAAAACACACAGTGTGTGGTATTGCTGTTGTAAAGAAAGTTGGCACAAAGCGCCTGTTTCACAAGATTAAATGGTGCGCCACAAAAACACATTCCCTCTTCATAATCACGTAAATCTGTCATTTAGTCCCCCTCTTTCACATAAAACAAGAGTTGCTCAAGAGTTCCACCATAAACAATATTAACTTCCTGCTGACTTTTGATGTGTTTCATGAGCTGAAGATGGAGCCGAAGTTGATCTTCTTGAAGCACAGCAACTTTTGATTGAAGTTGTTTCACACGCGTATCATTGATATTGACTTTAAATTGAAAGAACAGTATAATAACAACCATCAATACAATATTTACTGTTGTTGTTGCACAACATAGTATAGTTGACTTTGATATTGACATTATTATAATTACCTTTTCCTTTTATTTTAACATTATTAATATATCTTTTAACATAAGATTTACATTAACCATTTGATTATATAATGTCAATATTAATAACCCAATAATATATGTGCCAGTATTTATTTTATTAATAGCAAAACTAAGTATTAATATTAATACCCAAATTATAATTACAATATTAACCATTTCCATAGTTATAATTTAACTCCTTTTGATATTGACTTTAATATTATATATAATATTATATTGACTTTATTTGACTTTAATATTGACGTTATACCTCCTAAAAATCAAGTTTTAATCCAATTCCGAAGTTATTTTTTACCATATATCCTGATATTAGAATATTAGTACCCAACCACCAGTTACGATATTTAGACGGTAATATGTGAGTAATAAAAACTTGACTTCCCAAAGATAATGCAAAATATTTATTTATTTTCCCTCTGTTTGGGTGCTTTCCAAGAATTGGATTCGTTTCGTAATAATTAGCACAATTTTCAATGTCAAGAGTAGTTCCCCAATCAGCAACTTTTAATACAGCCGCTACACTTTGGAGCACAACTTGTTCATCTGTCCAAGGGTCAGCATTTTTAAATGTTGCACAACTGGATAGTAAGCATCCAAGTACAATCATTATTGATATTGACTTTAACATAATTAATTATCTTTTTTGATATTGACTTTGATTTTGATATTATATTATATATAGTATTATATTGACTTTGATTTTGATTTTGAGATCAAAATACAAAGTCTTTATTGACTTTATTTGACTTTGATATTATATTTTAATTACATTTTAATTTAAATTTTAATTTATTTTTAATTTTATTTTTTATTTTTGATAATGTACGCTGTATTCTTATAGAGCGTTTCAATTTTTCATTATGTTTAGCAAGAGTTTTTTTAATAACATAAAGACACTTTATACCGTCAATCTTGTGAACGACCATAATATTATCTCCCTTTTATTATGATGTGCGATTATTATATGAACTTTAACATTAACATTAAAGCGTATATTTAACGTCAATGTTAAAATCAATATACACTATCGGTATGTTTCATAACGTACTCTCTGAACTTCTGTACGCATGAAGATTGTTTTTTTACACCCCGTTACATTATCAAGTATTTCAATCGGAAACCTCACTTCCTCAATGTATGGTCGAGCTTGGCAAACCGCACAATATTCCCAAATCATACCATGTTTACAACGTTCTTTCGTTGCGATCTTGCGACAATTTTCTTTTTGACGTTTTGATAGTTCGATCATAGATAATCGCTCCTCTGTTACATACGTTCAAACCAAGTTGCAAACCAGACGTCCCATATAATATAAATTGGTACTCCCACAAGCATGGGTAATATTATAAACCAACATATTCCCCAACATATCCAGTCAAGTATTGCATACCACATAAGAACGATCCCCTACATAAAGAAGTGTTTAAAACACCAAAACCCTGCATATATCAGGCCAAACATACAAAGCCCATACATTATCAACATAACAAAATATATGAAAATACCTACTATCCCAAATCCTAACACATCTATTGTGTCTTTGTCCATAATAATCACTCCTATTGTTTGTTAATGGTATTGGGTCAGTTTTACAACATGACCCAGGTTGGAAACAATATGGTGCTTACGGCTTTCGACTCGTAAGATCTCTATTTCTTTGCGAGTTTTGCTTCAAGTTCAGCGATATACTCGGTTTGCTGACGTGTAAGTTCGTCTTTTTCAGCAAGCTCTGCTTTGATCTGGGCTTTGTTCTTTCCGATGTTGAGGTTGAGATTACCAAAGATTCGGCGCTCATTATAACTCATGTTAAAGAACCCTTTGGCTGCCATCTCATTACCTTTCGAGCTAATAACTGGGTCGGAATTAAGATCAACACACAGGTAAAACAGGCCGTTCTCTTTGTCAAGGTACGTACTCACGTTATTCTTTGCTTCTCCGAATGTTAGTTCACCCTTCATAATATCACACTCCTTATATTTGTGGCTATTTGTATTGACTTTGACGTTATTGTCGGGTCAATATTATAACCATTGATATACGTGTTTTTAATACTGTATTGGAGCATATAATATAATTATACAAAGTAATCCAAGTATTATTACCCAAGCATTTATCCAGTATAACATTATTTTGGTTTTCCTTTCATGTTTTGACAGGTTGAAAATTTGTTTTGTTCTGCCATCTATGCCGCAAAAAGTGTGCCAGCGAGCCGATTTCGGCATGATTTCGGCATCTTGCAGCTCGTCGGCTCGGCACTTTCGGAGCGTGGCACGGAAATTGCAGCCGAGGCGGCGGTCGAGATCGGCCTATAAAAAGGGAAAATCGGGGCGATAATATCCAACGATCACAGAGCGTTAACCCAAAACACTTGTTATTTGAGCGATTTACTCCTATATTATATATAGAGGGAGAAAAAAGAACTTTGTTTTTTAATATTGACCTTGATATGGAGTTTATTAATATATTGACTTTGATATTAGTGGGGTTAATATATATAATAGTATATATAGTATTATAATAGGGGAAGATTGTTGCAAGGCATAAAACCAGTGATTAAAAATAGTGGGCATAGAGATATAATTAAGTATGTCAATATGGGGCTTGATGATACCAGCGTTATTGACAAAACTAAATACTCCCGAAGCACAGTACAACGAATCAAGCGTAAATATAGCGAGTTTATTGAGATTGGTAAACCCCTTGATAATATAGAGGTAACAGCAACTAATTATAGTGCTGATTTGATTAAGAAAGCTAAGCATGTTGGTATGAGGTTAGCTACTACACTCCAACATAAGTCATTAGCTGGTGCGTCATTAGGCCAACTAACGTCAAGCCTTGTCAATATCAACACTCTTGTTAGATTAGAACAAGGCAAGTCAACAGAGAACATAGCACACCAAGTATTACACAACCTAAATGAAGACCAGATGAATTTAATTAAAGAGAGCATTATGAAGCTTAAAAAAAGCATGCTTGTTTAGTATTGACTTTGAAGGGGTGTAGGGATGGTTCTGGAGTCCCGTCCTTTTATATATATGTATATACCCCCATGTCAATAAACGTCAATATCAATATATAATATATAATATACCCACATCAATGTCAACGTCAAGCGCGATCAACTATTATGATAATGCCGAAAAGAAAAACGTCACCAACGCCAAAAAAGAAACCAAGCGGGATCACTCCGAGCCGTCTTCAACTCCTGAAACCCTTTGATCCCGAAGGAAGCGGGTGCGATTATGTTACGTCGTTGAATTCTGGTGTGCGCCCTGGACGTGCCGATCACTACGGAAACCGAGACCCCAAAACGGGCATGCTTCTTAAAGGACGCAAACACAGGACGTGGGACGCTCTTGAGCGTATTGAGCGCGAAGCAGGTTACCGAATATTTAAACACGGAGCGCGCTATTATAGCGAGCCAAAGAAACACTAAAAGGAGGATGTCAAATGGCAAAGTCAAAAAAAGGAAGCTGCGGCGGAACGCCGCGAGTAGGGAATAAAGGGGATCCTAAACCGGTACGACGTAAACAAGGACGTGGTCAAGGACGAGGAAAAGGGAGGCGTTAATACCAGATAATGTATATACATAAGAAACGACATAAAAATGAGTCAATGGTACTTTTTAAAAAACGCAGAAAAGTTTGTAATAACAGGCGAAGAAGACGTGAGATGGGGAATTAATTATGTACATGGACCCAATATGGTTTCAAAACATGACGATGTTAATCTATATTCAATGGGTTTATATTTTGGATAATATGGTGGTGTTGTTTTAGGAACGTAAACCATGATATGTCCACGTTGCAAAGTAGAATGTTTTTGCTGGTACCCAAGCCCAAAGAAGAACGAGACTCTGATTTGTGGGTGTTGCTACAACAGGGAGCGCGATCTTCCACTTCCACCATGCGCAATGTACAGCAGAGAGACGGATCCAAAAAAGAGGGAGGAACAAAGTGAACGAATTAGACGACGTATTAAGCACGCTAGCAAACGAAGACGAGGAGATTAGGCTCGTATATATTACTTGGACCGACAGTTGCGCGCCTGATTATGGGTGGTGTCACGTGGACGATCTCAAGACGAGCGAGTATATGGTCTCTACCGTAGGGCACATTTTATGTGAAACGTCGAGCTCGATTCTGCTCGCGATGAGCGTAAGTATGTCGGACGGCGACAAAGTCAACAATCCATTTATCATTCCCAAATGTTGTATTAAGAGTATCGTGCCTCTTAGTATCGAACGAGTGATAACCTAAGAAGAAAAAGAGAAAATTATGGGTAACAATTTTGGTTTTTTTAGTAGCCTGGGTGGTGGTGATCCAACATACGTATTTACAGTTGTAACTGCCGGAGCAGATACTTTTCAACTCCCACTCGAAATAACAGGCACGTATGACTTCCACGTAGATTGGGGTGACAGTTCTTCAAGCGACATCACAGTATATAATCATGCTGATACTAATCACAGTTATGCCGGAGCTGGAACCTATGAAGTAAGAATCACAGGCACTATCACAGGCTGGACTTTTAATAATGGTGGTGACTGTGCATTGTATTATGAGACTAAGAGTTGGGGGCCATTGAGATTAGGGAATAGTGGAAATTACTTTTATGGCTGTGTTAATCATACTTGTACGGCTACCGATGTTCTTGATTTAGCTGGAACAACGGTTTTGTCAAGTACTTTTAGAAATAATACATCACTAACTGAAATTCCATCAATAAATAGTTGGGCTACAGGATCAGTAACAACTTTTAATAAATTTGTACTTAATGGCACTGCTTTCGATCAAGATTTGAGCGGTTTAGATATAACATCTTCTGTAAATTTTGGCGAGGCTTTTGTTGGTGTCACCCTCTCCGTAGCCAACTACGATGCCCTTATCCTAAGCTGGTCAGCACAAGCTGCAACAGGTGCATATGCCTTCCACGGCGGTAACTCAAAGTACACCACAGGCGGAGCAGTAATGACAGCTCGTGCTGCTTGGGTTACTAAAGGCTGGACGATTACAGATGGTGGGGAGAATCTGAGTGCTGAAAAAATCACCGTCGCTGCTGATAGAGACTTTAGTGGTGGGCAGGGGAATTGGACTATTGAAGAGGGCAATGATATTACTTTTGATAATATTGATTGTGATTGGGACTGTGACGAAGCCAATACTTTGCAGTTAGCAGTAACACTTACAGAAGGTGTATTATATAAGATGCAGTTTGATATATCAGCGTACACATCTGGAAATCTTACTCCCTATCTTGGCAATACGCCTTCAAGTGTTTCTGAGAGTACTACTACTTTTAATTTGTATATTATAGCTGGAGCGCTTAATTTTATAAAGTTTAAAAGCGTTGATTTCATAGGTTCAATAGACAACGTAAGCATAAAGGAATGTATAGGTTCTTAATAATGAAACTTTTAATTATCCTATTAAGCATATTTCTTACAGGTTGTGCAACATGGTCAAAGGGAGATAAAATAAGAGAAGCAACTTGGATGGTTCTTCATGTTGTTGATTACAAACAAACTCAATATGCTATGGAAAGACCAGATGAGTTTAAAGAATTAAACCCGTTACTCGGGGATCATCCATCAGAAGGAAGGCTTAATACCTTTGCTGTGGCAGGAGGCTTATTTCATATTTTAGTAACAAATTATCTTGAAGAACATAGAACAGTTTGGCAGAATATTACAATAGGAATGAAAATTGTTGTTGTAGCTAATAATTATTATGTAGGAGCAAAAGTAAAGTTTTAAAAGGAGATTTAAAATGGGTAGAGCACGGCCATCATATGAATTAGCAGTAGGAACACACCTCATAACAAAAAATTGTGGTTCATTAACACTAGCATCAATTATTGCAGTAGCCGCAGATTCAACAATATCATGTTATGATGTTGATGATACTGGTGATATTGCATCGTCTAATAAAATTATAGCTTTTAAAATTGATGTTGATGTGAATGGGTTTCAGGGTGGTGGTAATATAGCATCACCAATTGTTTTTGCAACGGGACTAGTTGTTGTTGTTGCAGGAGCTGCTGCGGTAGGATATGTAGGATATACAAAATAGGATAACGTAATTATGGAAATAGGTAAAGTAACTCCGGCAAGCGGAATAACAATCAACATATATACTCAGAATGTGCCGCTTGCCAGTGTCGACAAAAAACCAGAATCAATAGGCGTCCCAACTAACGTCCCCAAAACAAAAGTGGATAAGGATGTTGAACGTGGGGACGCTCTTGATATTGAATTGTTGACACGAGATTCTATGGCCGATGACGAGAAACTTGAACTTGAGCAGCGTGTTGTTCTCTTTGTACGTGAGATGCTTCAAGAGAAAAAGTCAAGTGTTGTTCGAAACTTTCTTGAGAGGGCAAAACATCATCTTGATCCGACACTAAAAGAAAGTATTAGCGACGAAATTACAGCACTAAAAAAGGATCTCTAAATGGGTGCATTACGTAAGATGGGTGCTGCTGCAGTTGAAGATCGCGGTGGCGAACGTACCCAAATATTCTACAATGAGGACACAGATCAGATTATTCACGTGGCATTTTCTGCTTCAGGGGAAATGATGATTACTGTAGTTGACATCTACAATAACGTTATTTACGATTATGATATCAATAAAGATCTAATATATAAAGGAAAGAATGTGGATGTTGGTTCTGATGGTAGTGAGAGTGATTGGAAAATAACAAAATATACATATGATGTTGATGTTGATTTGACAAATAAACAAACTTTAATTGGCGTTTGGAATAGCAGAACCGGATTAGGATGGTAATATGCAAGAGTGCGGGGAGTGCACGGCATGTTGTTGGGCTTTTAAAGTAACAAAAGCGAATAAGAAAGCACGAGAAAAATGTCCATATGAAAATGGTAAATGTACAATTTATAGTAAGAGACCAAAAGTTTGTGAAGATTATAAGTGTGCTTGGTTAACACAACCAAAAGTTGGTATTGAATTAAGACCAGATAAATG